TGCAAACCGTTATTACAGACGTGTTGCTGTTAAGAACCTCATGTAAGAAGAAAGGATATATATCCTCTTACACAAAAGACTCTCCTTCGGGAGGGTCTTTTTTATGTTCGGTAAACCCTACCCTTGACAAAATACAAAGTCTTATATATAATTACGTATATAAATCTATGAATTACATATTTAAATTTTATGACTGTAGCAACAAGTAACGTAAGAACATTAATTCCCTTTACAGGTGGCAACTGGCAACCAGTAGTGGAAAATGAAGTGTTTGCAGCAATTATCAAGAACCCTCCAAACTTTTGGGGATTAGATAAAGGTCAGTTCACTATCTTTGACATGACTTCAATAGAGGTTGAGGAAGAAGATAATGAAGCTCGTGCAGGTGGTACTAAACTAAAAAAGAAAGATCTTGATAAAGGTTGGGATGTCTCCCAGAGACCTTTGATAATTGTTTACTATCATGGAAACTTTTATCTTTGGGATGGGTTTAATAGGTGGATTAAACTTGAAGATATGGGAGAAACCACCGCACCTGTGTGGTTATACAATCTTAAGGAAGGTTATGACTTTCAAGATGTTAAAGATCATGTTCAGTTAAGTGCCAATGATCATCCCAAATCAGATGAAGCATCTCGACAAGACTTTATTAACACAGGTGTTAGGTGGACAAAAAGAGAATCTACAAAAGGAAATGTCATAGACACCATTGATCCTATTAAAGATTGGGTTAATCGTTCTGACCATCAGTTCAAAGAAAAAGATGTTGATAAAATTGCTGCATCTATCTTAGTCCAATCTGAGGTAACTAACGTTAGACACATATCTGCAGGTTCAGCAGCAAGAAAGGAGGCTTACCAGTACTTAGGTTTAGAACTGGAGTATGGTAATGACGACATTACAAATCCCATAGTCATATGCACTAAGGAGAAAGATTATATTAATGATGCTTTCATGATTCACATGAAAAAGTTTGTTCAAGATGAAAATGATCTTGAAACAACACAACTCATAGGATATACTAAAGGTTGTGAAACTGAACAACAAGTGGTAGATCAACGTCAGTATGCTAAAGATGAGTTTGATAAACTTGATAAATTAATCTGTAAATATGCTTATCTTAAGTCTCAACTAAATGGTAAAGCACCATATGAGTGGGAAGGATTCCTACCACAACTCTTTGGTAAAGAAGTTGGAGATGGTATTCCTGTACCTGAAAAAGAAAGTGGCGTAGACTTACCACAGTAATTAATATAAAAGAGGGTTAACTACCCTCTTTTTTTATGCTATAATAAAAATAAAATGCTTTTAAAATTTAAAGAAAATCTACCTGTGATAGTAGAAAGACATCCTTGCTATGAATCCATTAATAAAAAATTAATGGAACAAGTAAATTCTCTTACACTTAAAAATCCAGATGAACTTGGTTATTATACAAATGTTATGGCACTTCAATATACTTTGACGGATAATGATGTTGGACCAACAATTAAATTAATACAGAATTGGATTGGGGAACTTATTTCTATAAATGTAGCAAGAACATCAGTTGATATAAGTAAATTTGTAATGTGGTTTTCTAAATATAATGATGAAAAAGGTAATTTAGCACGGGAGCATGACCATTTAGTGGCCGCTACTTTTAGTGCTGTTTATTTTATAAATACCCCCAAAGGATCATCTCCATTAGTTTTTCCTACTAGTGGTAAAAAGATTAAAGCAGAAGAAGGAAAGATAGTTATTTTTCCAGCATCTCTTCGTCATATGGTTCCTCAGAATAGATCTAAAAATAGAGTTGTATTAGCATGTAACATTGGATTTCCTTCTTTTTAGGGATGATAAATACAAATAGTAATAAACTGTATTATGTCAAATCAATGGGAACGTAAAACTACTCAGCAGATAAATGAGCAAAAAGAACAAATAGATCAGTTAAGTGAAAGGATTACTATATTACAAGAAACACTTAAACAGCACGGTATTAATCCAGCGAGATAAATGGCAACCCCAATAACAAATAGAAATTTTTTAGCACCAACTGGTTTTAAGTTTGCCTTAAAGAAAAGTCCTGGTGTTGCTTTCTTTTGTAATGAAGCAAACATACCAGATTTGAATCTTGGTATTGCTGTTCAACCAAACTACTTAAAGGATATTGATAGACCAGGTGATAAGATTCAATTTGGAGATCTGACTATTAGATTTCTAGTTGATGAAGATCTGACTAACTTTATGGAAATCCAGAATTGGATTCGTGGATTGGGATATCCTGAGAGTTTGAAAGAATCATATGATCTTCAAAAGTCAGGATCAATTCCACTAAACTTTGAAAATAGTGAGGAAGATATATTCTCAGATGGAACACTTCAAATTTTAAGCAGCAATTTAATACCTAAGTTCCAAGTTAAATTTGAGGGATTATTTCCATACTCTCTCACTACGATGACCTTTGATGCCACCGATACGGATATAGAGTACTTTACAGCAGAGGCATCTTTCAAGTATACTATTTACAGTATAACCGATTTAGAAAATAAACCTTTATGATATGAGCGTAACTCTTGAAACACTTCAAGAGATGTGGGAAAAAGATTCTAAAATGGATCGTGACAATTTACATGAGGAGTCATTAAACATCCCCTCTCTACATGCAAAGTATTTTGAACTTTATAATACAATCTTCTTACTAAGGAAGAAAGCAGAACAACAAAGAAAGAACATCCGTCATGAACGGTATGAGTATTTTAGTGGGAAAGCAGACCCAGAAGTTTATATTGAGAATCCATTCCCTAAGAAAATAAGAGATAAGGATACCATGCAAAAGTATCTTGATGCTGATGAAAAATTATCTCATACATCATTAAAGATAGATTACTATGATACGATGCTGGTATACTTAGAAAGTATTCTTAAAGTAATACAGAATAGAACATTTCAAATAAAAAATGCAATAGAGTTTATGAGATTTAATTCGGGGTTGGGTTAATTATGAGTAAACGAAAAACTCCTTTAAAACCAGATGGATCTATTATTACCTGTAAGCAGGGTCAACGTTTTATTAAAGAAAATGGTAAATGGGTCTACCTACCTTCTCAGAAACTTTATTATGTGAATGATTCTGAAAGAATTCAAAATGATATTGACTTGGTAAATTTATTATATGAGGATGAATTTAAACCTATAGTAAGATGGAAAAAAGTAATACCAGGATATTTTGTTTCAAAGGATGGAAAAATTATTTCAACTAGAGGAAAAAAACCTATTGAAATGGCAATTATTATTAATAAAAATTCTAAAGGAAAAGTTTTATCAACATCATTTAAAGTTGGGATTCCTCCAAATTTTTATGAAGATTTTACTTATGCGACAACAGCAAAAAATACTCAAAAAAATTCATCTGTTAGAATAGCTACTCATAGAGCAGTTATGGAAACTTGGAAACCAATTGATGAATATCCCCCAGATCAATTAAAAGATGATTGGGATGAAGCTCCAGAATCATTTAAGCAATGGGTAAGAGATACTACTTTTATAGATCATATAGATGATGATCCCACAAATAATTACTTAAATAATTTGCGTTGGACAACACCTTTAGAAAATCAATATGCAAGAAAAAAGCAAATATTAAGGCTTGACATAACTTCATAAATACTCCTAGACGCATGGACTAGGTGATAAACACAACGGCCAATGTTGTAATCTCTAAGGCCAACGAAGTATTTTTAACAATAGATTCAGAACCTCATATTGAGTATGAGTTAAGAGACCACTTTACTTTTGAGGTAGAGGGTGCAAAGTTTATGCCTCAATATCGAAAAAGAAATTGGAATGGTGAGATCCATCTTTTCGATATGAGATCCAAAAGAATCTATGTTGGATTATTAGATAAAATTATTGCTTTTTGTGAGAGGCACGATTATACATATAAGTTTGCTGATAATGAATATTATGGTACTCCATTTGAAGTAAATGATGGAATATCATATGAGGGTGTGAAAGATTATATGGGTTCTATTTGCAATCATCGACCAAGAAAATATCAAGTTGAGGGAGTATGCGATGCCTTAAGACATAATAGAAAGCTATTGATATCACCCACTGCTTCTGGCAAATCCTTGATGATATATTCTCTTGTAAGATATTATGTAGAGAAAGGTCAAAAAATCCTTTTAGTTGTTCCCACGACATCTCTCGTAGAGCAGATGTATAAGGACTTTTTGGATTATGGTTGGGATGCTGAGTCATATTGCCACCGTATCTATGCTGGTAAAGAAAAAACTAATGAATGTCCTGTTACTATTACTACTTGGCAATCTGTCTATAAGTTAGAGAGATCTTTCTTTGAAGAATATAATGTAGTTATTGGAGATGAAGCTCACCTGTT